TGTCACCCGTTATGTCCTTAACCTGTAAAGTTTTTGTATCTAATTCAAGTAAACTCAAACTTGTAATTACTTCTAAATTTTCTATTCTGTCTTCCAATCTACCAATATCTCTCATGGTATATCTCTTATTATCAATTAGAGTAATCTTTGCTTCATTTGCATTATAGAGATATGCTGGAAGTTCAATAGTTGCAAGATGCATTGCACCATCATTCAATGCTGGTGCTCTTGGTGTGAGAGATGATACTCCCTTAATTACTGCAAAATCACCTTCATAATCTTTTCCAGCCGATAAAACTAATTTATCAATTCTTGGTAAGTAGTAACTATATCCTAATGTAGAATCCCCTTCTGGAGAAACTACAAGAGAAGATGTTGCCCCAGAACCAGAAAAATCTCTTGAAGTAAATGCAAATGGAGACTGAGTGGTACTTACAGTTGATGATACTCTAGGTCTAAAATCAAGAACGTCTGTTGCTCTTACATTGTTAGACAATAGTGGTATATCATTACTAAATCTATCTTTAGCGTAAGAATTTACAGTAAATATATCACCAGAATCTGTCGCAGGAACTTCATATGAATCATAAACTACTAAAACTCTCCTAGAAGGAGGAGTAGCATTTCTCTTTCTAACTACTCTAGAATAATCATAGAACTGTTCTCTTTGTCCTTTATCTAAAGAATATCTCTCAGTAATATTCACATTATTTCCAAGTGTTATTGTCTGAACAGTAGTTTCAATATTTGATTCTTGGAATGTTATTAATTCACCTAAAACAAACTGAACATTTGTAAAATAAACAACTTCAACATTTGCATCATCTACTCTATTAACTATTTGAGCAACTGCTCCACTTTCAGCACCAATAATTTTTTCACCAACGACAGAATTCGTATTTAAAGATAATCCAGATATGGTTGTTATCTTATCGAGAGTTGGATCATTACTATCCTTAGATTCTAATATTGAAATTACATTTGCAACATCTGGAACATTTAATGATATTTCTCTATCTTCTATTCTTAATCCATAGTAAGAATTAGAAGTTAAACCATTTGTTGTGGTTGATACACCTGAACTAGTTTTATTAATAACTATTTGATTGCTTCTTATGTATTCTTTAGTTTTATTTGTAATTCCCTGTTTTTCTACAGTTACATTAAGAACAGCGTCTCCACTATTCTTTGATAATCCACTAAATTGAACCTTTGAACTAGCATCTACTAATTTAAACTGATCTCTTGTTAATGGTTCTACAGTACCATCCTGATAAAGTAATGAATATTTCTGAGTATCAAAATTACTATAGAATGCACTAGTTATTCCAGATGGAACTGCCTGTGTAGTAGAATTGGCAGACAATGTAAACTCAGCAGTTTGAGCAGAAACTGATAATGTAGAATTTGCTAAATCAACTTCAGATACATTACTACGATCTAACTTGGCATATAATCCAGTATTTTCTTTATCTACAATAACTGGGGATGCTAAAGATATTGAAATTGATGTAGAGATACCAGTTCCCCCAGTTCCAAGTTCACCTTCATTTACACCAGAAACAGTTGTAACTCCAACAACACTTAAAGTTTTTAAATCTGAACTAATATCAGAGACTCTAGTAAATGTTGTATCACTTCTACCTGCAACCTGATACTGAACAATTGAATCTGTTTTTATACCAGTAAATGCATTTCCTGGTGATACTATTGTTCCAGTTGAGAAACCACCAGTAACTCCTGAAGTTGTAATAATTGTATTATTATTAGATGCTAATGATGATATTCTAGTAGTTTCAAGAACAGTATCAGCACTGAAATCAACAAAACCAGTTA